GTTGCTTCTGCACTTCAGATGGCTGGTGTTCTTGATTACACTCCTGCTCTTAACAACAACTTGAATGTTGATGATACATCCACCACATTTGCTGGTGTTATGAATGGTCGCTTCAAGGTGTATGTTGATCCATATTCTGCAAACGTAGCTGCTAATCAGTACTATGTTGCTGGATATAAAGGTACTTCACCTTACGATGCTGGTTTCTTCTACTGCCCATACGTTCCATTACAGATGGTTCGTGCAGTTGGTGAAAACACATTCCAACCAAAAATTGGATTTAAGACACGTTACGGAATGGCCGCTAACCCATTTGCAGCTGCTGGTGCAGCTTCTGATGGTTTCCCTGCTTCTGGTCTTAACTCTGATGCATCTATTGATGCAAACGTGAACTCCTACTATCGTCGCGTTAAAGTTAACAACCTTATGTAAGATAAGGAATACTATAAAACTAGGGGAGCTTTCGGGCTCCCCTTTTTTTTGTTATAAATAGTATTAGAGGTAAATAAATGGCAAGTGTAAAAAGACAACCAGATAAATTAGATTACGCAAGTCCTACTCAATTTAGGTTTGGTATTCACCAGTTACCAAAAGTAGAGTTCTTTTCAACTGCAGCTACTATACCAGCAATTGCGTTATCTGATGTAATAGTACCTACAGCATTTAAATCAATTCCAATGATGGGTGATCAACTTACATATGATAATCTTGCAATATCTTTTATTGTTGATGAATACCTTGAAAACTATTTAAGTATTCACGAATGGATGACTGCCATTGGTTTTCCTAAAAACAGAACACAGTTTAGTCAATTTAAATCAAATACATCCAACACACCTTCAACTGCATCAAGCCCAAGTAATGATATTGGTGATGTTCAGAAACCAACTTCTTCAAACGCATTATTTTCTGATGCAACACTTACTATTTTATCAAACAAAAATAATCCAATTGTAAATGTATTTTTCAGAGATTTGTATCCAGTTGCAATGACAGGATTATCTTACAATCAAGCTGCAACAGATGTTGAATATTTAACAGCAGAAATTACATTTGCATATCAACTTTATGAAATTGAGACAATTAGTTGATATAAATAACTACGAGCAGAGATTTGATATGCTAGAGTATATTATCAAATCTTAGACTTAATGATCTAGTGACTACTCGTTGCAACTCACTAGGGTCAATATAATCAAAAGAGAGTAATCAAACTCTGCTCATTTTTTTTAAGAAAGTATATAATGACATTAGACGAATTGAAAACACAAGCATCATCAGACCTTCCTATAACTGATCAAGAACACTTGGATCAGGAATCATTTAGAAACCAAGAAATCAAATCAAAATGGCTAGACTACAAAACACGATATGAACTTTTGCTCGTAAGGAACAAAGGTGATTATCAGAAATTGTATAGAGCTAAATGGGAATACTATGGTGGTAAATCAGATGCAAAAGTATATGCATCAAAACCCTTTGACTTAAAAGTTCTTAAAACTGATTTAGCAATGTACATAAACTCAGATGATGATATTATAGCACTTGGTGCAAAAATAAGTTATCTAGAAATTACCATTAAATTTATTGATGGTGTTATTAAATCCATTGATAATCGTGGATGGGATGTTAGTCACGCTATTGGATGGAAGAAGTTTGAAGCTGGAATGGTGTAAGATGAGAATATGATTCATTATACTAATATTAGTAAAAGTTTTTCTGTTCCTGATATATTAGAAGATGGTGTTATCACTGAAGAAAGTGGTAAGGTAAAAAGAAACTCAAAAATATTTTTTATTAAAGATACTGAAACCTGTAAAGAAATATTCAACCTTATTAATGAGACAACAGTAATTCAGCTGACTGATATAGAACCATTACAATATTCAGAGTATGGTGTTGGTGGTGAATACGGTTGGCACAGAGATATTCATGATAACCCATACCCAAACGGATTGGTTAGAAAAGTATCTTTTTCTACCATTCTGAATGATGATTTTGAAGGTGGTGAATTTGACATTGAAACAAGAAATCCAGCCGACAAGAAACGATATGATACATTTGATAATAAAAAACAAAACACTATAATATTTCCTTCTCATATGTGGCACAGAGTAAGGCCAGTAAAATCTGGTGTTAGAAAATCTATAGTGGGTTGGGTACTAGGGCCTCCGTAATGAAAATATCAAAGAAGAACGAAGTTTACCTAATTTTAGAAGACTTAGAACCTCATGAAAAAGAAGAGCTTAGTTCCTTCTTTACGTTTGAAGTGCCAGGCGCAAAGTTTATGCCTATGTATCGTAATCGAATATGGGATGGAAAGATACGTTTATTCTCTACAGACACAGGTGAGATTTATGTAGGTTTGTTGCCATACGTTAAGAAATTTTGTGACAGTAATAAGATTTTATATATAATAGAAAAAGGAGTAGAAAATGAGCGGAATGTTGTTCGTAAGGACGTTGGAGCTTACATCGAAAGCCTCAAACCGAAATCACAAGGAAAATTTCTCAAAATCCGTGATTACCAAGTTGATGCTGTCCACCATGCTTTGGCAAGAAATCGTGCTCTTCTTGTTTCTCCTACTGCTAGTGGTAAGTCGTTAATAATATATTCTCTGGTTCGTTATTATCAGATGAAGGGTTTAAAAACTCTTATACTTGTTCCTACCACTTCATTGGTAGAACAGATGTACACAGACTTTAAAGATTATGGTTGGGACTCTGATAAACATTGTCAAAAGATATATCAAGGATACACAACAAAGATTGAAAAAGATGTTGTAATATCAACATGGCAATCTATCTATAAAATGCCAAGAAAGTATTTTGATCAATTTGGGTGTGTAATCGGTGATGAAGCTCATATGTTTAAAGCAAAATCACTTACTGGTATTATGACTAAGTTAAACCAATGTAAGTATAGATTCGGTCTTACAGGGACGCTAGACGGTACACAGACGCACCAATTAGTATTAGAGGGACTATTTGGTGCAGTTGAAAAAGTAGTTACAACTAAACAGCTTATTGACAAAAATACTCTTGCAAAATTAAAAATTAAATGTGTAATACTTAAACATAATAAAATAAAGGAGAAAATGACTTATGCTGAAGAAATGGATTATATTGTGTCAAAAGAATCTAGGAATAATTTTATTCTGGATTTGTGTAACACTATTAATGGTAACACTTTATGCTTGTTCCAATTAGTAGAAAAACATGGTAAAATTTTATATGATGGAATGAAGGATAAAGAAAATGTTTATTTTGTTTATGGTGGAACTGATACAGACCAGAGGGAAAAAATACGTGGATTGGTTGAAGGCCATGCTAGGTCAACAACAATTGCGAGTTATGGGACTTTTAGTACTGGTATTAATATTCGCAATATTAACAACATCGTGCTCGCAAGTCCGTCTAAATCAAAAATACGAGTCTTGCAGTCCATTGGTAGAGGATTGCGTACATCATCAACTAAAGATTCTATTTTAGTTTATGATATTGCAGATGATATAAGCTATAACGAAAGAAGAAACTTTACTTTAAATCACTTTACAGAACGACTAAATATCTATAATGAAGAACAATTCGATTATGATATAAGTAAGGTAAAATTATGAGTGATGAAAAACCAGAAGATTTTGAAGTAAGTATTAGAGTGTTGGGTAATGAAATGTTAGCTCTAAAAATGGCAACAACTCAAACATCTAATAAATGGATGTTTGCATCTATAATTACACTTGGTTTATTAATATGGGGAGTTTCAATATTTGGGCCTTCTATAATAACATTTATGAAAGGTGTAGGAGTATAGTAATATGCATAGTTCTAAAAGAAATGATACAAGTTACAAAATAATTAAACTTACAAATGGTGAAAATATTATTGCTTCTATAACTTCTGATAATAAATATAATATAGAAATACAAGACCCATTATTAATGTCTGTTATCTCGCAGAGAACAAACTTTGATAGGGGAGAAAGTGATTCTTTAAATTTAAGTCGCTGGATTGAACCATACACAGAACAAAAATATTTCGACATTAGAAAATCTACAATTATAACAATGGCTAAAGTATCCGTTGGACTATCTAAATATTACGAATACTTTATAAAAAAATTAAAAGCATGGGAAGAAGATGAACGTAGCTCAAACTCAAAGTCATTTGAAGAAGAATTTACTGATGAAGAGATATATGATGAACTATTAGATGAACTAGAAGTAGATAGTAAACTAATACATTAACCCCTCAACATAGTTGAGTATATAGAGGTTTTAAGGTATTGTCAATTCTCTTTTCCAAAAAAGATAAAATTATAAGTTCATTGACAAAAAGACTTAGATAGTATATATTAGAAACAATGGTACTAATAAGGAGCTTTAATTCTAATGGCTGAAAAGAAAACAAAACCACATTACGTTGATAATAAAGTATTTTTACAAGCAATGATTGACTGGCGAGAAAAGTGGACTGATGATAAAAAAGAAACACCTAAACCTCCAGTTAATAATTATATCGGTGAATGTTTTCTAAAGATTGCAACTCATCTAGCATACAGACCTAACTTTATAAATTATACATATAGAGAAGAAATGGTATCTGATGGTATTGAGAATTGTTTACAATATGCCCAAAACTTTAATCCAGAGAAATCTAAGAATCCTTTTGCGTATTTCACACAAATTATATACTATGCTTTTCTTAGAAGGATTGCAAAAGAAAAAAAACAAACTCATGTCAGAAATAAATTGATAGAGACTGCAAGTTATGAATCTTGGACTACAATGCCTGGCGATGATACTGGGTATTCTGTTGTTGGTTTTGATCCTACAGTAATGCTTCCAGATGAAGATGTTTATAAACCAAAGAAAAAAGTACCAGTTGTTAAAAAAGGACTAGAAAATTTTATGGAAGAAGAAATTGATATGGTAGCTGAAAGAGGCCACGATTGAAAATTGCGATTATAACTGATACGCATTTTGGTGCTCGCAATGACAATCAAAACTTTAGTGATTTTTTCTTTAAATTTTATGAAGAAGTATTCTTTCCTACATTAGTAGAAAGAGGAATAACTACCTGTATTCATATGGGTGATGTTATGGATAGGCGTAAATATGTTTCATATAAAACAGCTACAGACTTTAGACAAGGATTTATAGATCGTTTTAGAGAACTTAATATAGATTTACATATTACTGTTGGTAATCACGATACGTATTATAAAAATACTAGTGAAGTAAATTCTATGGAAGAACTTGCTGGGTATGGTAAAATATATACTACACCTAAAGTTGTAGAATTTGATGGTACACCTATACTTTTAATGCCTTGGATAAATGCAAACAACTATGATGAATCTATAAAAGAATTAAATACTGCTAAAGCTAATATTCTTATGGGTCACTTAGAAATTGCTGGTTTTCCAATGAATAGTCAAGGTATGGTTTCTGATGGTGGTTGGGATAAAGAGAGTTTTAAAAGATTTGAAACTGTATTCAGTGGCCACTTTCACCATAAAAATGATGATGGTCAGATATATTATTTAGGAACACCTTATGAAATTTATTGGAATGATTGTGATGATCAAAAAGGATTTCATATATTTGATACTGCAACTAGAGAATTAGAACGTATCGTGAATCCTTTTACATTATTTAAAAAGATTTACTATGATGATTCTCAAAATGATTATAGCAAACACGATGTTAACAAATACAAAGAACATTATGTAAAAGTAATTGTGGTAAACAAAAAAGACTTATATGCTTTTGATAAATTTACAGATAAACTTTTAAGAGCAGATTGTCATGAAGTAAAGATAATTGAAGACTTTAGTGAACTTGATGCAAGTAATGTATCAGATGATATTGTTGAAAATACAGAAGACACTCTAACACTACTTGATAAGTATATTGATGAGCTTGATATTACTCTTAGTAAAGATAGACTCAAAACTACTATGAAGAGTTTATATAACGAGGCTCAGGACTTAGAACTTTGATAATTTTTAAATATGTGCGTTGGAAGAACTTTCTTTCGACAGGTAATAACTTTACCGAAATTCAACTAGACCGAAATTCAACAACACTTATCATAGGTGAGAATGGAGCAGGAAAATCTACTGTTCTTGATGCATTATGCTTTGGTTTGTTTGGTAAACCATTTCGTGGTATCAACAAAGCTCAACTGGTAAATTCAGTAAATATGAGTGGAGCTATGGTTGAGGTTGAATTTGAGATAGGCTCAAAGAAAATAAAAGTAGTGCGTGGTATCAAACCAAATGTGTTTGAAATATACGTTAATGGTAAGATGTATAACCAAGATGCAAATTCAAGAGACTACCAAAAATATCTTGAACAACAAATACTAAAGTTAAACTATCGTAGTTTTACTCAGGTTGTTATTCTTGGTAGTTCTACTTTTATACCATTCATGCAGTTGAAGTCTAAGCATCGCCGTGAAGTGGTTGAAGAGATACTTGATATACAAATATTCTCTCTTATGAATATGTTACTAAAACAGAAGCTAAAAAACAATGCTGAAGAAATTCGTGATGTAGAATACAAGTCTAGTCTTACAGAAGAAAAAATTGATTTACAAGACAATTACATTGATGAGATGAAAAAGAATAAAAATAAATCACTCAAAGAAAAGACAATTCTATTTGCTTCAAATCAAGAAGAGATACATAAAAGACAAAATAAGATAAGTGAATTTGAGAATACTAATATCGCATTACTAAAACAAATTAGTGATTCTGATTCTATAAAATCTAAGTATCAAAAGTTACAGAGTATAAAGTCTACTCTTAATGAAAAACATAGAGCTCATTCTTCAACAATAAACTTCTTTGAAACAAATGAAGATTGTCCTACTTGTCAGCAACATATTAGTGAATTATTTAAAACTGATATTATTAAAACAAAAGTAAAAGAGACAGATAAAATATCTAAAGGTTTATCAGAGTTAAAGGATGAATTAGAAAAATATAAAGAACGTCAAAAAGAAATTGTTAATATTGCTGATGGTATCAGAGAGCATGAAGTTCAAATTGCAAAAGACAATGAATCTATTCTGCAACTAGAAAAGTTCAACAGTACTTTACAAGCTGAAATAGATCAACTACAACACGCTGATGTTAACAAAACTGATTATGAAAAACTTGGAGAGTTAAAATCTTCACTCATAAATCTTAGAGAACAAAAATCTAAATTGATTGAAGATAAAACATATTCTGAAACTGCAAAGAATATGCTTCAAGATACAGGTATTAAGACAAAGATAATAAAACAATATCTACCTATTATGAATAAGCTAATCAATACGTATCTAACTTCTATGGAGTTCTATGTTAACTTTACTTTAGATGAAAGTTTTGAAGAAACTATTAAGTCACGCCACCGTGATGATTTTTCTTACTCTTCATTTAGTGAAGGTGAGAAGATGCGTATTGATTTAGCTTTACTCTTTACTTGGCGTGCTGTTGCAAAGATGAAAAACTCTGCAAATACTAATCTACTTATACTTGATGAGATATTTGATAGCTCACTTGATGGTACAGGTACAGATGAGTTTCTAAAGATTCTAAATACCTTGGGTGGTGAAAATGTATTTGTGATTAGTCACAAACAAGATGCTCTTGCAGATAAATTTAGAAGTACAGTTAAATTTGAAAAAATCAAAAACTTTAGTCATATGAGTTAATTATGGGAAAACGATCAGACTTTCAAAGAAAACCAAGAGACTTCTATCCTACGCCGATAGAAGCTGTAGAACCTTTAATTGAACATCTTCCTAAAGAATTTAGTTTTGCAGAACCATGTGCTGGAGATGGAACATTATGTAGACACCTAGAATGGTATGATGGTGTTTGTATGTGGGCAAGTGATATAGAACCACAAGCTGAAGGTATATATAAAGACTCGTTTGAGAATGTTGGTAAAGATAAGTTATTAGAATCAGAATATATAATTACAAATCCGCCATGGGATAGAAAAATACTACATCCTATGATAGAACATTTTTCTAAGTTAAAACCTACTTGGTTACTTTTTGATGCTGATTGGATGCATACAAGACAAAGCTCAGAATATATGCCATACTGCGAAAAAATAATAAGTGTAGGCCGAATTAAATGGTTTGGTAATATGACTGGCAAAGACAATTGTGCTTGGTATTTGTTTAGTAATAGATGGCATAAAAAACAATTATTAAATCAAAGAAACTGTACATTTTTTTATGGGAGAACATAATGACAACATACAAATTAATTGAGAACAATAACCCTCTACTTTCTATACCATTGTCAGGGTGTAGTGAAGGTCTTAATAGGCAAGAGATTAAAGATAATCTAATAGAAACTATGGAAGGTTCTGCTGGTGTTGGTTTGTCAGCAAATCAGTGTGGTGTTATGGAACGAGTCTTTGTGATGTATTCTGATATAAAGAAGAAAGAAATCATTGCTTGTTTTAATCCTAAGATAGTTTCTACATCTGATGACCTTATTCTTATGGATGAAGGTTGCCTTTCATTTCCTGGCATATGGTTAAAGGTAAAACGGCCTGATGGTATAGAAGCAACTTATGAAGATGAACATGGTGAATTACAAGAGATAGCTTTGTTTGGATTAGAGTGTAGAATTTTCCAACATGAAATGGATCATATGGATGGAACTGATTTTACTAAGAATGTTTCCAGATTGCGACTCAGTAGAGCTAAAAAACGATTACATAAAACAACCAAGTTTCTTAATATTCCCAAAGTGGCGTGATAGTAATGTGACAAATATGTCACACTTTGCACTTAAAAGTAAAAAAACGACATAGAAACTAGCTTATGTGTCGATTCTGTATTGACAATTCTTATTATATAGTGTATTCTGTATATATGATGAGAATTAAAGAGGTTACTCCAATGAAGAATAAGTCTACAATCGCTAAGTTACTTTCAGAAGAAGATATTCATGTTGTTTACAAACAAATGGATACTGCTTACTTCAATCCTAAAGATCGTGAACTAGGTTTACCGATTTGGGATGAAGCTAAAACTACTGATGATGTAGAAGATTTAATGGTATGTCATGAAATTGCTCACGCTCTTTGGACTCCTCTTGATATGTTAGAGAAAGCTCAAGTTCGTAAGATCAATCATTCTTTTGTAAATATTGTAGAAGATGCTCGTATTGAACGTATGGTACAAGATAAGTATCGTGGTTCAGTTGCAGTATTCAATCGCGGCTATCGTGATTTAACTGCTCTTGATTTCTTTGGTATTGGTGATGTAGATGTTTCTACATTAAATTTAATTGATCGTATCAATCTTTTCTTCAAGAAACAAAAAGTAGAATTTTCTACTGAAGAAAAAGTTTGGGTTAAGCGAGTTGCTGAAACTAAGACTCCTGATGATGTTCTTGACTTAGCTGAAGAGCTTTACAAATGGATGGAAGAAAACGAATCTGAAACTGATAATCATAATACTGGTGATCAAATGGTTAATCCTGATTCTTCTGGTGAAGAAGGTAAAACTGAATCTTCAGATGGTAATAATGATGAAAAAAAAGAAGGAGAAGAAAATGCTAATGGTGATAGCAAGTCTGATAATGATAAGTCTGATGACACTGATGATGCCGAAGATGGAGCTGGTTCTGGTAAAGATAAAGTAGATGGTGATTCAACTCCAGAAGATACTTTAACAGAAAGTAGCTCAGAAGGCGGCCGTGATAACTTTGGTGGTGGTAAAACTCCCATTGCAATAACTGATACTGGCAGTGGAATTGATTCCTTACGAGACAAAAATGCACAAGACCGTTCTTATGGTAGCATTCCTAATACAGCTAATCATGATTTGATTGTTTCTTATAAAGTATTAAAAGACGAATTTAAATCTGAAATCATAAGATCAAGTTATGATGGCTTACATACTCTTTTTATTGAAAAAACTCTTGAGGAATTAGTAACACTCAAAAAAGAATCTAAAAAAACTGTCGCTTATATGGTCAAAGAATTTGAGATGAAAAAATCTGCTGATGCTTATGCTCGTGCTGCTGTTTCAAAAACTGGTTCTTTAGATATGGGTAAGTTACACACTTACAAATATAACGATGATATTTTCAAGAAAGTTACTACTTTGCCTGGCGCTACTAATCACGGCATGGTTATGGTTCTTGATTGGTCTGGTTCGATGGCTGGCAATCTTAAAGGTACACTTTCTCAGTTATTCAATCTAATTTGGTTTTGTCGCCAGACACGTATTCCTTTTGAAGTTTTTGCTTTCTCTAATCAATACGATAAAAACATTGGTGCTGATGAAATTAATAAATTCAAATCAGGCGATATAATGTTAACTCATATGAAACTATTAAATTTATTTTCTAGTCGTATGAATACTAAAGATGAAATGGAAATGATGCATAACTGTTTGTTGATTGCAAAACAGTGGAATCAAGGTAATTACAATGAAAATGGTATGCCTCTAAGGTTTAGTTATAAATTAAATCTAGGTGGAACACCATTAAATGAAGCTATTATTGCAATGATGGATATTGTTCCTAAATTTAAATCTGATACTGGTGTTCAAAAAGTAAATACAATTTTTCTTACTGATGGTGCTGGAAGTTCTTTGGAAGGGGTTTATCATTACGGTTTAAATAAAGATACTGGTGATCATTATGAAACAACTTCACCAGTTCTAAGTTGGAGAAATAGTGATATTCTTATGATCACTGATCCTAAAACTAACAAGACTTTTGAAGTTAGTAGCCGTGGTGAAATTACCAATATTCTTCTTAAAATACTTAAAAATCGAGTTGATGGTATGAATGTTGTTGGTTTCTTTATTGCTGGTAGAGGCCGCTCTGGTCGAGTTGATAAACGAACTTTGATGGGTATTTTACCATACGATAGTTATGTTGAAATTATGGAAAAAATTAAAATTATCAACAAAGAAAAGTATCTTGCTATTCCTCATTGTGGGTATGATGAGTATTATGTTTTGCCTGGCGGCAATTCTCTTGAAGTTGAGAATGATGGCCTTAGTGATGATCTGGTTGGTGCTTCAAAAGCAAAACTAAAAAGTGCTTTTGGTAAATCAATGAAGGGTAAAATTACTTCTCGGCAGTTATTAAACAAATTTGTGAAGTTGGTGGCATAGTGATAAATATGTCACACTTTACACAAAAAACAATAAATATGTATATATCATGTCGATTGTTATTGACAAAGCTAGTTCTTTGTGTTAGTATGTATATATGATGAGAAATCAAGAGTTTTTAAAATTGAAAAAAGAGAGTTATATTATGAATTTATCGCCACGTAAAAAGTTATTTGTTGATACCGCTTCCGAAATGTTTGGTGTTGGAGCTGTTTTGACAAAAAAAGAACTTAAACTTGCATCTGAAAAAGCAAATATCCCATATCCTAGCTGGATGGGAAAATTGAAAGTTGGGTATAATGCTCACAAACTTCCTAGTGAAGAATCTCCTGTTGCAGTTATGACTACAGAGAGTTCTTCTGAAAATGTTGTCATGAATTTAGTTGCTACTAATATGGAAAAACAGAATCTTATTCCTTCATTGTTTGAGGGTTTCGTTCCTTGGGGTAATTATGCCAACCTTAAAAAGATTATCAATTCTGGTATGTTCTATCCTGTTTTTGTTACTGGTCTTTCTGGTAACGGTAAAACTCTTATGATAGAGCAGTTACACGCTGAGATGAAAAAAGAATTGATTCGGATCAATATTACTATTGAAACTGATGAAGATGATTTGCTTGGTGGATTTCGTTTGGTTGCTGGTGAGACAAAGTTTGTTCCCGGCCCTGTGATTGAAGCAATGGAACGTGGTTGCACGTTGTTGCTTGATGAGTGTGATCTAGGTTCTAACAAGATGCTTGCACTACAGCCTGTTCTTGAGGGTAAGGGCGTGTTCTTGAAAAAGATCAACAAGTGGATTACCGCTAAAGAAGGTTTCAATGTGATGGCAACTGCTAACACAAAAGGTAAAGGTTCAGAAGATGGTCGCTTTATCGGAACCAACATTCTTAACGAAGCATTCCTTGAGCGTTTTGCAATTACGATTGAACAACCTTATCCTGCAGCTGCTATTGAGAAAAAGATTGTTCTTGGTTCTATGAAAAAGTATAATGCTGTTGATAAAGACTTTGCAGATAACTTAGTTACTTGGGCTGAAGTTATTCGTAAAACTTTCTATGATGGTGGAGTTGATGAAATTATCTCTACTCGCCGTTTAGATCACATTGTGAAAGCATTTGCTATCTTTGGTGATAAGATGGAGTCTATTGAATTATGCATTGCACGTTTTGATGATGATACCAAAACATCTTTCATGGATTTGTATACAAAAATTGATGCTGGTATCAGTATCGGTGAAGAAGAAACTTCAGAAATAAATGCAGAAAAGGAAGAAGAAGATCATCCTTTCTAAAAAAAATATAAAGGGTATTGACTTTTTGAGTCAAATACCTTATATATAATAATACAAGGCAATTCATAAGTCCTTGAGACACAGAGTTTTTGGTGGTTTTTACTGTTGATTTAAAAAACCACCACTTAACTGTAGGATGCCATAAAGGGTTCTACCACAATCTTGCTTAAAGGGAGATAACTAATGGTTACAAATAAAGCACTGAGTCTATTCGACAACTTCAATCAATTAACACCATATGCTGTGGGGTATGATCGAATGTTTGATCATCTAAACAGATATGTTGCTAATAACTCTTCATCCACAGGATTTCCACCATACAACATCATTAAAGGAGGTGACTATAATTATGTCATTGAAATGGCTTTGGCTGGATTTTCTAAGGATGATATTGAAATTGAAATAGTAGAGGGTCATCTTGCTATTCGTTCTATAAAAGAAAATGTAGAAAGTGAAGGCACAATCCATCGTGGAATTTCATATCGAAAATTTGATAGGAAATTTACTTTGGCTGATGATATTATAGTAAAAGAAGCTTCACTTGAAAATGGAATGCTGAAGATTAATCTTGAGCGTATTGTTCCAGATGAAAAGAAGCCTCGAATAGTTACTATAAAATAAATTTGTAATAAAAGGGAAAAGGGACTTTACATTTAGTTCCTTTTCCTTTATTATGATAATATAATGAAGGAGATATTATGAGCGAAGATTCAGTATTAAACTTACTAGGTGCAGATCAACCTGGCCAAATGGCAATGGAAATTGTTCCTGCTATTCATCATCACGTAGCAAAAATTAAATTTGGACAAACAGTTGTTGATATTTTAAATGAAGAAGTTGAAACAATATCTAGAAACAGATCATCAAATAAAGATACACAACTTGTCGGTCAGTTGCGACAACACAAAGATTCTGCACAACTTGATTTTGATTTAACTACTCCTGTAGGTGTACAACTACATTCAGTTTTAAATTCAGTTGCAACAACTTATTTAAATCAAGGATATGGAAAAAATTCATATGCAGATTGTTATACTTGTTGGACTAATCATGCATATGCTGGAGACTACAATCCATTACACGAGCATACTACAAATACTGCTGCAGGCCTTTCTGGTTTTATGTGGCTAAAGATGCCAGAAGAAATGGAAGAACGTAGATTAAATAAGACAAGTCACAGAGTTAATTTTGGTGATTCTGATGGCCAGTATGATGGATGGACTCATATGTGTTGGGGTTTAGGATCAAAAACAGATTTGTATAATTTAAAACTTGGTTCTGAAGAATATGTTCAACCAGAAGTTGGAACTTTATATATTTTTCCAAAATGGTTGCATCACCAAGTATTACCATTTTCTGGAGCAGGAGAAAGACGATCTATTGCTATGAATTGGGATATAGTTCAATCAGAACAAGAATTAAAAAGTATTATGAGCCCATATGAATACGATAGTTTCATTTCTAATATTCCAGATAATCATGATAAATCTATACCACTTGCCCTTAATGTTGGTGGTTCTTATGTAAAGGTTAAATTAGATGAGCAATCTTAAAGATACAATGTTGAGTTCATTAAAAACTCATGCTGAAGGTAATAAAAATATGCATATTTCAAATGTAAAAATATATTTAGAAAATCCTGTTGGTATTGGTGAGCATTCAAATATCATGGAATCTATTGAAAAAGAATTAGATTCAATTTCTAAATATGAAGAACAAATTCAAATTCTTGATAAATATTTTTCAGCTAAATGA